CCCCAACTTTAGTAGGGTATGGCACTTCAACGGGTATAGGTAGTTTGCCACCTGGATAGCAGACATACTGATTGTATTCTTGTTCAACTACCTTGTAGAATTGTGCTTTGAGAGTGCGATCACGCTTGATAGTGCTCCAACGCATACCGCCAAAGTAGTCATCACTGATTCGCTGTTCAATGACATGGGGTAGGTCCATCCATTTCCAAGCTAGGCCACCTGAATCATCTAGGGGAGCCATGGGATCTGGCACACCTTGTTCAGCAGCAGAGCGATAACGCTTGCAGCGTTCAGCAATGGCAACAGTGTTCATTTGTTCATTGCGAACATAGAACTTGCCATCTTCACGACCTGTGGTGGTTAGGATGTTGCCGCTAGAATTCCAAGCTGAACGACTCCAATCACCCTTCATGCTATTGTAGAGTTTGTTGTTCTTTAACAATCTATCAGCGATGCCATTGTCCTTGGTAACCATACCACCCTGATCACGACGAGTATAATCTAAATTAGTTTCTGGATCTTTGTCATCCAACATACTAGCATTGGGATTCTTAAGACTATATTCTTCTTCTGGGGTCATATTTGTTCCTTGTCTTTTATTTATACAAATGAGCGGAATAGGGTTTAGATCAAAGAAAAAGGGCCCTGAGGCCCAATTTCAATTTATGCTTGCTAGGTACGCTTGTCTTCTTGCTTCAGACCATGGACGACCTGTATTTTTCTGTCTTAATTTTTCTTTTGTCTCTTCTGAGCGTGGACCTAATTTCTTAATGGCCTGACTTAATTTTTCTCTAGTCTCTGCTGAAGGAGATTTTCCTTTGTTCCAAGATGACTTACCTTTGCAGGCATCTGATGTATTAACATTGACTAATACTATATCAACATTGTCTGGACTGTATGGACCTTGATCGCCTTTTCTTGCCATACAATATTGTCCTGACTTGCGACCTCTGTTCAACCATTGTCCTGATTCTTCCCACATCTTCCACCAAGTTTCAAATGTGAATAACCATTCAATTCCTCTTTTGCGAGCAGCACATAATTGTTGTGTATATCGTGCTTTTATTTTTGCTAGTTCTTTTTCAGTCATGTTGTTCTCCTATACTAATATTTAGTTAGATAGGTACCAACCCATAAAAAAAGGCTATCGCAATGATAGCCTTTTGTGCAAGTCTTTTAATTACTAGAATTAAAAGGCTGTGCCCCCCCATGTGCTCAAACGAGCCACAGCAGTAGCAGCACGCAATGGACCAGCGCCCATGCTATTCAACGAAGGAGCAGCAGCGGTAGCGGAGATGTCGTGTAGAACGGCAACGCCAGCTGGATTGCGAACAATCAATGTACCTTCCATAATGAACTGATCCAAGCTAGCATCAGCATTTGAGAAGATTTCGTTGTTAGGTCCTAGATCGCGTAAAGAACCCCATTGTAGCACTTCTTCATTCAAGAAGTAGATGCTGTTGGAAACACCAACTTGGTCCATGATCCAAGAATCATAGATTTCGTAGGTATAGTTGAAGTCGCCTTCATAAGTCTGAATGCTATCGCCGCGTTCAGAATTGACACGGTTGATACCACGACTTGTTGGGAAGGTGTCGCTCAAGTGTGTGCGTAGGCTTGTAGGAGCAACCACTGTGCGGATTTTAGCGTTGAAACGTTTTTCAGCAGCAGTAACTAATTGCTTGTAGATAGCAGGATAGAACTGGCTGTTAACTTCGTCGCTTGCAGAGTAGTAGGTGCTACCTAGGCTAGCGCCAGTAGGACCACCAATATATAAACCAGCATAAGTTGTTACGCTATCGCTAGTTTCGTTGTTTACGCTGGTAGTGAATGTGCTGGTGCTTGTGCCTGTGGTGTTAAAGCTGTGTGTGGCAGCGAAGGAGTTCAAAGAACCCATACGACGACCAGTTTGACCAGTTGGTAGGCCAGAGGCTGAACCACTTTGTCCGCCGTACTTGGTACCAATTTGGTCAGCACGAACGATTTGAGCTTCAACGTCAAACATCAATTCAATCAATTGCTTGACTTCTTGATATGCTTGAGGATCGCCACCACTTTGTTCAACAGCACGAGCAGAACCTGTAGCAGAGATAACTGTGCTAAAGATTTGTGTGTAGTTGCCAAGGTTGGCACGTTGGTTGCTTTCAGCTTGTGTAGAAGATACAGCGGCACCTTCAGTGTTAGCTTGAACAGCAGGTAGACGATAAACGTCATTGGTCCATAGTGGCAATGTAGAAACAACTTTACGTTTCTTGGCCATGGCCATGTTTAGAACTGGGGTATCGTCTTTGACGCGGTTAGATACGTCAAGGTCTAGATCTTTGACAACGATGTCGCTTGCATAAGCGGTAGTACCATTGCCAATTGCGGATGTTGCGATTTGTGACATTTTAATTTCCTTTAATGTTATGTCGTTTTATCTACGGCCTCGCATGGCATTTAGCTTTGCGACGAGTAGATTATCCTGGGCTTTCTTATCGCCCCCTTTGGCTGCTTGTTGAAGTTGCTCAAGATTAGCTTGGTTCTGACCTTTGCTATTGCCTAGACCACTGCGTTTGTTGGTCAGTGCTGCAATGCTAGATCCAGCGGATTTTGTTGAGGGTTTCTCGCGATACTTGAGACCATCTCTAATCAAACTCAGAATGTGTTCATCTGAACTGATTAGGTCAATGTTGTCAACACCTGGCACTAGTTGGTTCTTGGCACCCTTCCAATTCTTACTGACCTTATCACGAAGCTCATTAAAGACATATTCGTTGCGTAGTTCTTTGTCTTGGAACGCCTTGCGGTTAGTTTCAAGAACTTGACTAACTTGTTGTCTGCGAATTTCATAGAATTGATCCACTCTGGGCTTCAATTGTTGAATACTCGCATTTTGTTGTTGGATCCATCGTTCATTCTGTTGCATATTGGCCTGTATGCGGCTCATTGTAGCGTAATCGTTACGAGCCTGTGCTGCCTGATACTGCTGTTTGAATGTATTCTGGTATCCCTGTGTCTTTAGAATCTCATCATAGGCTTTCTGAAGTTGTGGGCGAACCGTAAATTCTAGTGCTAGAGTTAGACCTTCTGCTTCTGCTCTCTTGTTGTTGAGATACTCGTCAAACTCTGCCTTTTGAACTTTTAATTCACGGGCTTCTTCATGTATGGCTCCACCTTGACCTAAAATTGCTGCGGCTCGTTTAGCATCAATGATCATTTCCTTACCATTACGCATAAATTTGAATTTAGCGTTGGGGTTCTCTTCAGAAAACTCCAGGAAGTCAATGATATCTTGCTGTGTAGAATTCGCGGCACTTACCTCATTGGGGGTGTTCGCTTCATCTTGGCCTTCAGACAATCCATTCTTAGTGAGGTCATCTTCTGGTAATACGCTTTCTGGATTATCTCCATTGGGAACCACAGGGGATTCAGCGTCTGCCGTTGCTGCATCACCTGACTCAGTTGCGTTAGTAGCAGCAGGTTGGTTACGCATTGCGGCCATTTTCTGTGCTATTGCATCTAACGACGGAACTGCATTTTGAGCAGGGGCCGCGCTGTCTGCGTTAGGCGTGCTCACTACTTGTTCTGTAGTCATTTTAATTTTCCTTAATTGTCAGTGGGCTCCGTTATTAGAGTTACCACTTTATTTTTGTACCAAACTGCCTTTTGCAGTTGGGCCACAAACTTATCAATGCCCGCTAAATTATGCGCTATGCTAATTCTTCGTGCATTATCATCCTGTGTGTGTCCTTGGATATTGCCTAGTTCATCAGCAAGATCAAACTTGAAGTGATGAACAAATAATGCAAAGTCTTTGTTGGCTAACAAATTCTCTGCTGCACTACCATAGGACTTGACACCGTCCTTTTGACTTGGTGTCATTTTCTTTAAGTTATTTATATCTAATTTGGGCCTTTGGTTGAAGGCACGGGTCAGTTCTGGATCAATCATAGTTCAATTAATAGTTGGTTGCTTTGTGTTGCTTGACTAACGAAATGGCATCTAATTGTTTACCAGCACTTACACCAGAAACATTAGCATTGATTTCATTGGCCTTGGCAACATCTACTTGTGCGCTGGGGCTCTTACCTTGTAGGCCAGCTTGGATCTCAGCAGCACGGGCATTGTTCAAATCAGTATTGGATTTGGTCAATAAGTCTGCTGGGCTTGGACCTTGTTGTGCTTGGACAGCCTTGGTTTGTTTGACCATGGCCATGACTTCATCTTCAGTGGGCAAGTAGGTATCCACTTCTTTGACATTCAACACATACAACATGTCCTCATAGGGTCTGCGAATCTTGTGGAACATTTCAGGAGTAATGGCACCGCTTTGAACTCCCACAGTGATTTCCTGTGTAAGTTGTGTTTGGATTTGTTTGATGACCTGTAGGCGTTGTAGTGCATTCTCTTCAGAGGCCATACCCAATGCTAGATCCAAGTGAATGATCTTGCGTTCACAGAAGTTCATATCATCAAAGGAAACAGCATCCATAAACTCTGCTTTCTTGTCAGGGTGGAATTGCTGTGCTAGTTTCTTAACACCATAGTCATCACCATATTGAATCAATGTGCGCCATACCAACCATAGAGCATCCTTGACACCTTCAGCACAGTTCTTGATGATGTTGTCTTGAATGATTTGATTTGGTCCCATGGCCAATTGCAGCTTGGCACCAGAGTTGCCAGCGTCCATGACTTCAGGAGTAAATGTATCTGTAGGAGTGGTCATACCAACAAGTGCCATGACATCTTGTTGTATGCGGCTCATTGCTACTTCTAGGAACTGAAGGTTGCCACTTGGACCAGGCATTGGATAAACGTCAGTGGCTGGATCAAACTTGCTGTCTAGAATAAAGATGGCTGCTTCACCATCTGCCAATTCTTCAAAGTCAACGCGATCTGGTTTAACACCAATGCGTGGTGTGGCTGTCAACAAGCCCAGTTGAATCTCTGCTCTATGAGCGGAGGTAGCGTATTCTTGAGCAGGAACCAATGTCTCAGCTAGGCTCATACCATAGAAGTTCTGTGGCAAGGGGCGTGGTACCATGTTGGCCACTGGGATAAACTCTACTTCACGAGCAGAGATAATGTATGATCCACTGAATATAACTTCAACCAATTCCAACTCACCATCACCGTCAATGTCATAGCGATTCCAAATGGTCATAATGGTTACTTGGCGTGCTTCAGGTTCTTGAGCAGCGTAGCCTTGTTGTGGCAGGCCATTGATAGGCACAGAATCTCTAGCGTGTATGGCCAAATTGTTCAACAATGAACCTGCTTGGTAAGCGCCCACATTGGAGAACTCAGCGCGAACATTGAATTCTTCTAGGTTGATATCAGGATAGCGTTCAGTGGCTTCCTGAATACTCATTGGATCATAGAAACCACAGAAGTCTTGTTCTTGTATTTCAATGATGGTAGGATTACACATCCAATAGTGTTGGGAGATAGGACGGAACTTGACATTCAAGTTGTAGCCTACCAATTTGTATTCCGCTTCATAGATAGTGTTTCTATTGATTGCATCGCGGATGGCCTGCTCCCCTTCATTCATTACCACATCATTGTTCTCTTCATCTAGGGGCGCTGACATGGCATTGTCCATTTCACCGTTGGCACCAGCCTTGAGTTTCTCTAGAACATCATTGATGCGGTTTTCGTGTGTGTCTTGTAGTGCGCCTTGGTGCCACTGTGCAGTTTCTTTCATTACCTGCTGTGTGTCCATAGAGTGGCGACGCTTGCTTTGGCGTGTGGCTGTCAATCCAGCATCAGCAGCCTGCGCTTCAAAGGCCTGTAATTGATCAGCAGTGCCCTTGGTAGTGATGTAGCGTGTGATTTGTTCGCGATATGGGGAGACCATCATTTCCCCATTCTTGTGCAGCAGTGCGTCTAGGATCCAGTGTTGTAGAAGTTGGTGTGGGTCATTTGATTGATTGACCAACTTGTGCACCATGTCAGTGGCTTGGCGAGAAGCATCACGATCATCTTCATTGTCAGGAATGAATTCAAAGTTGATCTCACCATTCTGCATTATGCCTTTAGATATGACAGCAGCGGAGTAATCAACATTGGGCTTAACAACAGGATGGATATAATCAAGTCCATTAACGGGTTCAGTAGATTGCGTAACAGCGAGGTTAAGATAGTGGTAGTCTGAAGCACGATTGATATTATTCTTTGTGGCCAATAAACGCAGGTTAGCAGCAGCCTTCTGATCTAGTAATCGCTTCATCTTTAGGAAGCGTTCCATTTTACCCTTGGGGTTGAATATATTATTAGTTACGAAGTGGCTTTTATCAAACATGAGTTATCCTGGTTGCTTTATTTAGTTATTTATAGCTTTTGAGGTTTTCGCTTGGATTAGCCTGCAGGATTGTAGGTTCTACGCCAATCTGGTTTGTCAGCGTTCTTATTTGCTTTGATATTCTGAAGGCGCATACGAGCCTGGGCCATACGCTGTTGGGGATTGCTGCCATCATAGGGCTCTGACCATTCATTTAAGCATCCTAACAATGCGTAGAGAGCGGAATCAATACAGTCATCTGGGTCAGAGAAGCGACCTTTCTCATCCACAAAGTAGTTCTTGGCTTCACGCAGGAACTCCACACAGTTCTCATTGATCTTCAGCGTGCCCAATTCCAGCATTTGGCGCATCATATTGACACCAAAGGATTTGTGATTGTTGACCTTGCCTTCAGCATCAGGCGGATTCATAATGGGCTGTGGATGAACATTGAGATTGTATTCCTCAAACAGTGCCCTCAATGATAGAGAACTCATTGTGTAGCGTCCCGCTGTGTTGGCATCAGAGGGCAGCACAATAGGGCAACCAAAGACTTCAGGGCGAATTAAATGATTTATATAGTTTAGAGGATTGGCTTCTTCAGTGCCTTTGACAACCAACTGTGAATGTAGCCAGGCCTCCTGTGTTCTTGGATTCCAATACATTAAGGATACCACAGTCTTGTCTCGCACTAGTCCCAAGTCCAGAGCCATTACCCGTTCAATGTGGTTCATGGCCTTGAAGTCAAAGTCTCCAGTCTTGTAGGTGGGCCAATTGCGAATTTGGAACACAGCACCTTGGCCCATAACTGGTATACCTGCGATACGAGCTTCGCGTTCGTGTGGTAGGTAATCTCGTTCAAGCTGGCGGCGTGTGGTGTTGAGTAGGAATGGCTCGCCCCAGGGATCATATTCTGGCACATCATTCCAAGCCACACGAACATGTTCATAGCCTTCTTCGTGGTACCAGAACTTGCTTACCAATCCATTCAAGCCTTTCAATGGTGTAAAAGAGCACAGCACCTGTCCTTGTGTGGTGGCAGTACGAGTGACCAACTCAGAGAATACATCATCAGGTGGTTGTTCATCAAAGACCACAAAGTCTAGTTTGAAGCCCTGTAAGTTTCTAACTTCCTGTGTGTAGTTACCAAATAGGAGATAACTGTTGGCACCAGAGGTATGCCTTATTTCAACGCCTATGACATTGGCTCCATCGCAGCGCATGGTGTCAGTGACAATACATTCGCGGGGTATGGCTCCAGTGCCTATTTGTTCTTTGATCTTGATGTCCTTGGTGCCAATGAGTTCATCCTGTAGCACACGAGCGACCTGTTCCCAACCTTCACCAGCCACAAAGGCAGTTACAGGTTTAGAGAATCGTTTACCTTGCCACCAATCAGGATAGCGTCCAGTAAGGTGGTAGGCAGTTTCATAGCAGGTGCTGACGGTTTTACCAATACGGTTGGCAGCAAGGATACCACGGCGAGGATTAAGGCCAGTGGCGAAGAAGTCTAACTGATGTTTGAATGGGCGAAAGTATTTGAGTTGGTTGGTCTGCATGTCCTCAGACACTGCCATGGCATACTCTCTAAACTTCTCCTGTGTGTTGAAGTCAAGTAGGGCAATGCTGTCAGGCTTGATTCCATTCTGATCACAACAATACCTAATGGCACGCCGCATTAGAACATTACTGTCTATCATTTTGTCTAGTGTGAATTTGATCTATATAATAGATGGCTTGTGCGATATGGGCCAACTCTTCAGGAGTGGCTCGCCAAGTGTCAGGATTACTGGGATCAACACCATCGCGCTTGTCAAGGACCAATTGCAGTCGTTCAGTGAGCAAGCGTAGACAATGTTCTACAGCACCAGGATACTTCTCAATGAAGGCCACACGATGTGCGCTATTGACTTTTTGAAGTATCTTGGTATCCAGGACCTGTGGGTCTAGGTCAGGCTTCATATTAATCCCAAGGATTCTCTACGGCGTCTTGGTTGAACTGCGTGAAGTTGCGATCAATCCAAATTGACCAAACTCAGGACCACGATGATCAATCGTTTGATAGCTAATGGCACGCAATACACGCGATGGTGATGGGCTTGGACCAGGAATGTGTAAGAAATGGCGTCCTGAGGCGTGGTTATCTAGTTTCAACATGCTTTGTCTCACTGTAGGTATGTTTATGAAGAAAATGAGTTTCTAGCACTAGTGTATGACAATTTTTAGCAATTTCCTATTTTGTATACAAAATAAATGTAAATTTAGGCATTAAAAGTGATTATTTATGCTTTATGATGGCTAATTAGTATTTTTGTATACAAATTTAGGACTCCGGAG